GTACAAATACCGGACCTGCAAATGGTGCTATAAAAATATGTGTATCCGGATTGACCAAGTATCTTTTACTTTGGGACGATGTTGCGTAATTAATATTTAATTTATGGATATATTATGATTGAAAAAAGTGAAATTGCAAAGCAATTAGATTTCTTACAAAAAGATAGAGTTCAAGTTCAGTCAAGATTAGATCAAGCGTCTGACGAAATTAAAACATTAGAGCGGACGCTTGCCAATCTTGATGGGGCAATTCAGGTTTCGAATCATTTTCTAAGTATGATTGAAGAAAAAGAAACTGATAAAGTGAAAGATGATGGAACTATTGAAAGTTCAAAAGTGAAAAAAGTGAAAAAGTGAATTTTGATGATATAAATGAAAATAATATAGAATTATATTGCATGAAGTTTTACGATAATCCTCAATGTATCGGTACCGAGGATTATCGAGATGATATGAAAAGGTTTAAATATTTAAAAAGACTTTTAAATCATTATTTAACAACTCATGAATTAAAACAAAGATTAATTCTTAACCACTTGATTATGATATATAATTTATTCGAGAATGAAGCTGCAACTCGAATATTATTTTATAAAATAGATGAAAATAGTTGGCATGTGTTAAAACCTTTTATAATATATTTAAAAAGAATGCCAAAAGTTGTTCGCAGCATAAGAGGTACAAATATCAGAGATAGTGATATAACACTAGATCAACACGTAGTAAAGCAATTAAGATGGTTATAGGATTTTCATGGCTTTAAAAAATGTACTTGTTCAGGGTTCAGAATTATATTTTCTATTTTCCTTCCTAAAACGACTAGTCACCAAATTTGAAAAAACAGAAGCTTATAAGTTAGGTATTATCGATAAGAATGGTAAAGTTCTTATTAAAAAAAGAGACTTTACTACTATAGAACAAAGAAATGCCTATACTATGATGGATACTCTTATCTTCAATTTGAAAAAATTGTTAGGTAAGATACCTTTTGGAAAAACAACCATTGCTACCTATGCCGCGGCGTTATTACTCCTTCGCGAAGAAAAAAATCTAAAAATATTAGCAGATGAAAAAATATTGGAAGAAAAGTTTTCAAATTTATATGAAGATGTCCTCCATGAGTGGGGTGATGGTGATTTTCTAACAGAAGGTGATATGGAAGCTGATCGTGAAGCCGGTATTAAATGGGTTGATAATCCAGATTGGAAAAAATTACATGATATGGATCTTCAAATGGTTAAAGATTTTCTTAAACATAAGGAAGTTAAAGAAGATGCTCCTACCATGTCTATGGCCGCAGGTGGAATTGCTGGAAGTGCAGAAGCAGGCGATGATCCACCTGTAAGAAAAAAGAAGAAGAAGGGGGAAGTTTTAAAAAGACTTGAACCTATGGGAATTGGGGAACAAATAAGAATTTTTCCTTCCCATCCCAATCATAACATTTAGAAAGGTATATTATGGCAGGAATACAAGAAACGAAAGATGTATTAGCTTTCGTTTTCGCATTAAGTGAAGTATCTGTTACCGCAATGGAAACGGGTGATATTGGGTGGTCTGATGCAAAGAATTTTATAGATCCTTTGAAAAGGTTAGGATCGGCTATAGAAAATGTTGAAGATGTTTTAATTGAATTACAAGATTTAGATGATACTGAATTTGAAGAATTAATTCAATTTACTAGAGATGAATTCGGCGTAGAAAATCTTACAGATGATCTTGAAGTAGTAGTTGAAGAAGCAATCAACGCTGGCGTAGAAATTATGAAAATTATAAGAATGTTTAAAAATTCTTAATAAAATCCTCGACAAGTAAAAAGGGACTTTTGGTCCCTTTTTTTTTCTTGACATTTCTTTTAAATCATACTATAATATATTATTAAATTAAACTCTAAAATATAGAGCACAATGAGTCTATATATCGACCACAAATATACTAATTTGCTTTCTTCCCGATTATCCCGTTTTGCCCGAAAATCTAGAGATTTATATAATTTTAGATGCCCAATATGTGGGGATTCTCAAAAAAATTTATATAAGGCAAGAGGTTATCTTTTCAATAAAAAAAATAGTTTAATTTTTAAATGTCATAATTGCGGTATTGGTGGATCATTAAAATTTTTATTAGACAAATTAGATCCTACATTATCAAGACAATATTCGTTTGAAAATTATAAGGAAGAAAAGGGCGAACCAGAACAACAAGAAAAAATTCCTATTTTTAGAAAACCAGTTTTTACAAAAATAGGTGCTCCAAAATTAATTGATTTAGAGCCAGATCATCCAGCTGTAAAGTTTTGTGATGTAAGAATGCTGCCTAAAGTTCGCTATAGTGATTTGCACTTTGTAGATTGTTTTAAAAGTTGGGTGAGTAAATATGATGTAGAATTGGCAGCGCGATTAAAAGAAAATGATCCCAGAATAATTATTCCATTTTTTAGTAAAGATCGAAAACTAATCGCCGCTCAGGGTAGAAGTTTAGAAAATAATACATTAAGATATTTTACTATTAAAATAGATAAGAGCGCCACAAAAATATTTGGATTAGATAGAATAAAAGAAGATGAATTAATATACATTGTTGAAGGACCGTTTGATAGTATGTTTCTTCCGAATTCTCTTGCTATGGCTGGTAGTGATCTAGATGATGTTAGTATGTTTTATGCTAAGAACGTTGTTTTTGTATATGATAATGAACCAAGAAATACTGAAATTGTACATAAAATTGAAAAATCTATTAAAAAAGGATTCGCTGTTTGCATATGGCCAGACACAGTTAAATTTAAAGATATTAATGATATGGTTATAGGTGAAATGAATATTTTGGAAATTATTGATATAATAAATATGAATACTTATCGCGGCCTTCCCGCAAGAATAAAATTTAACCAGTGGAAAAGAACATGAATGAGGAAGTGAAAGTCCATGAAGATGGACTAGTTAGATTATTAGATATTATGGGAAGTGATGATGATATAGTTGATGCCGCCCGAATAAGTTACGGTAAAGGTACAAAAAAAGTTAGTGAGACGCGTAATTTAATTCGATATTTAATGAGACATAAACATACCTCTCCTTTTGAGATGTGTGAAGTAAAGTTTTATTTAAAATTACCCATCTTTGTTATGAGACAATTAGTTCGACATCGGACAGCGAATTTAAATGAATATTCAGGACGATATTCGTTGATGAGTGAAGATTTTTACGTTCCTCATGACGATGATATACAAAAGCAATCAAAACAAAACAATCAGGGTAGAGGTGAAGAAATTGAGCAAAAAGGCCTTGTTAAATTTGAATTTAACCGCATATATGATAATGCTATTCACTCTTATCACAATTTATTAGAACTTGATTTAGCTCGAGAATTGGCTCGTTCTGTGCTACCGGTAGGTAATTATACTGAAGTTATATGGAAATCGGATTTACATAATTTTTTCCATTTTTGTAAATTGAGAATGGATAATCATACACAGAAAGAAACTCGAGATTATGCTACAGCGATGTATCAGTTAGTTAAACCAGAATTTCCTTTGTGTTGTGAAGCATTTGAAGATTATAGTGTAAATGCTGTTACATTTTCTAAACAAGAAATGGAAGTAATAAAATATGAATTAGCAGACAGAAAAGCATTTGCCCTCGAGGCACTATCAAAACGAGAACGAAAAGAATTCCTAGAAAAAATTTAATACAAGGAAAATGAATGAACCTACCTACAGAATATCAATCATTTATACACCTTTCAAGATATGCGAGATGGAGGTATGATGAAGAAAGAAGAGAAAAATGGTCCGAAACAATCGGAAGATATTTTGATTTTTTTAAAGAAGATTTGAAAGAAAAATGTGATTATGATTTTTCTGATGAAACCAGAAAAGAATTAGAAGAGGCAGTCTTAAATTTAGAGGTTATGCCGTCCATGAGATGTTTAATGACAGCCGGAGAACCTCTCAAAAAAGAAAATGTTGCTGGATATAATTGTTCGTATTTAAAATGTGATAATCAAAGAACGTTTGATGAAATTATGTATGTTTTAATGAATGGAACAGGCGTTGGTTTTTCTGTTGAAGAAGAATTCACAAAACAAATGCCAGTTATTGCAGAAGAATTTTATCCCACAGATACTACCATAGTAGTTGCAGATAGTAAATTGGGTTGGTGTAAAGCTTATAAGGAATTAGTATCATTATTATATCAAGGACTTACTCCTAAATGGGATATGAGTAAGGTAAGACCGGCAGGGATGCCATTAAAAACTTTCGGTGGCCGTGCCTCAGGACCTGAACCATTAGTAGATTTATTTAATTTTGTAACAGGGATAATTTCAAATGCCGCGGGAAGACAACTCAAACCCATTGAATGTCATGATATCATTTGTAAGACAGCAGAAGTAGTTGTTGTAGGAGGTGTTCGAAGAAGTGCTCTTATCAGTCTTAGTGATCTTAATGATCGCGAAATGCGATTCGCAAAACATGGAGAATGGTATAAATTTAATGTACAACGTGCTTTAGCAAATAATTCTGTTAATTATAAAGAAAAACCAGACGTTGGTACTTTTATGAGAGAGTGGTTATCTCTTTATGATTCAAAATCTGGAGAGCGAGGAATATATAATGGAGATTCAGCTAATCGACAAGTTCAAAAATTAAACGAAAGGGAACAAGATGAACATGGAGGATTTATTCGAAGACGAGATCCCAGAGAAGACTTTGGTACAAATCCGTGCAGCGAGATCATTTTACGGTCACGAGAATTTTGCAACTTATCTGAAGTCGTTATCCGAGGACGGGACACTCGCGAATCTCTCAAAGATAAAGTTCGCAATGCTACCATACTTGGAACTTTCCAATCAACGCTCATTAACTTCAAATACATCACTAAAGAATGGGCCAGAAATTGTGAGGAGGAACGACTTTTGGGAGTATCTCTTACCGGAATAATGGATAACGAATTAACAAATGGAAAAAAAGGAAAAGTAAAAACAGGCAGTCTTTTAGAGGAGCTACGAAATGTCGCTATTGAAACAAATAAAGAATGGTCTACTAAACTTGGGATCCCAAGATCAGCGGCAATTACTTGCATTAAACCTTCTGGAACGGTATCTCAGTTGGTTGATAGTTCTTCTGGTATTCATGCTAGACATAATCCTTATTATGTCCGCACAGTAAGAGCGGATAATAAAGATCCTTTATGTAAGTTCATGAAAGATGCCAAATTTCCAAATGAGCCAGATGTAACAAAACCAACTCATACTTCAGTATTTTCCTTTCCACAAAAAAGCCCAAAAGGGGCTATATGCAGAACAGATATGACAGCTATAGAACAATTAGAATTGTGGAAAATATATCAAGATCATTGGTGTGAGCATAAACCATCTATTACAGTATCAGTTAAAGAACATGAATGGATGACTGTGGGTTCTTGGGTTTGGGAGAATTTTGATTCTATAGTGGTATTTCATTTTTACCATTTAGTGAATATACGTATAAACAAGCTCCTTATCAAGATTGCGATGAAAAACAGTATAAAGAATTATTATTAAAAATGCCTAAAAATGTGAATTGGGATAAATTAGGAGATTATGAAAAAGAAGATCATACTGCTGGTGCTCAGACACCGGCTTGTGGAAGTGATGGTGGATGTGAAGTTGTAGATCTGATTTAAAATTTTTTTGTTGAAATTTAATTATTAATGATGTATAATAGAGGGTATTATGAAAACAGCATTTGAAAAATATGTTGATGAGTGTGTTAAAGTTCTTGAAAAACATACTGAATCATTAGGTGTTACTGCAATTCAAGAAGTATGGAAAGAAATTGAAAATGCTCCGGCGTTTACAGGTAAACTCTGGCTAGAAGATATTCTTGATAAAACATACAAAGAAAAAGTGGGCCTTGAAGGTGAAATGAATTTTATATACGATTGATTATGAAAGTTTTTATTGATATGGATGGTGTTTTATCAGATTTTGATAAACCCATTATTGAAAAATTTGGTACTAAAAAAGAATGGAATAATAAATGGGAACTTCTCCCTGAAGATTTTTTCTTTTCCCTTCCTAAAATGCCGGATGCCGATGAATTAATAAATCATATTTCCGGACAATTTGATTGGCATGTTCTAACAGCTATTCCTAATTTGCCCGTTTTTTTAGAAGCGCGTTCGCAAAAAATGCAATGGATTTTTAAACACTATAAAGTATACCCCGTGAGAATACATTGTGTTTTTCAAAGAGAAAAACAATATTATGCTGTTGAAGAAAATTTATCACCAAATATTTTGATTGATGATTGTGAATCAAACGTTACTGATTGGAAATCAAAAGGTGGTATTGCAATTTTACATACATCTGCAAATGATAGTATAAGAGAATTGCAACAGTTAGGATTTTAATTGATTTGTGCAGGAATAGATTATTCTACAACCAGTCCGTGTATTTGTGTATTTAAAAAAGATGGAACAATTAATCCTATTGATTGTAATTTTAGTTTTTTTGCTTTGGATAAGTGGAGGCCTAGGTGGTCCGCCCTTCAAAATGTAAATGTGTATAAATTTCCTAAAGATTTAAAAAGTATAGATAGATATCAGTTTTTAGCAGAATGGACTATAGAACAATTACGTTGGTATGACGGTAGAGTTAAAAAGGTTATATTAGAGGATTATTCTTTTGGATCAACAGGCAGAGTTTTTCATATTGCGGAAAATGTTGGTATTTTAAAATTCAAATTAAAACAGAACGGTTTCCGCTATGAAACAGTTCCTCCAACTGTTATTAAGAAGTTCGCAACGGGTAAGGGAAATTCTAATAAAGAAGCAATGTTAGAAGCATGGAATGCAGAGCCGGATACTTTTGAATTAGTTCAAGAAAATGGCAACCCTGCAACCGACATTGTTGATTCTTACTTCCTTTGTAAATATGGGGCTACTCAGTGAATATATTAATATCTCGAGTATGTGCAGTAATTTTCTCAATTTGTGCTTCT